GGCCATACTTTGTCATAATCTAAATTATGTCTTCATGAAACTACCGGTTCAGAAACAGCAAGTTATTCACAACCCCCCTGGGTCTTGGTAAAACCCTTTGGTTGTGAAGCAAGTGGAAACGGGAGACAGTCAGTGGGAAAAATAGACCACTAGACACGTTTCTCATTAGCACAGACGGATGTAAAAGACGTGCGTTGCCCCTAATAAGTTAGGAAAGACGTACAATGACCATATTCGTACAAGATCCACCAGCCCAAGCTGCACCATAAAGTGAAGTAAGGCCAGAAGAAGTAGGAAAAGAAATTTTCCCACCACTAACGGCTGTCACAATTGCAAACTCGGAACAATCATAATGAACAAAACTGGTCAAATTGGTTGTTTCTTTGGAAACTGTGACACTGGACAATGTAGAACTAGAGACGATCGCAACCTCATTCGGTGAGGATTCTAAAAGCAAACAGAACTGAAGTAAATATACTCCAGTACTATTGAAAGTTAAAGAATCACTACCACCAGAACCTGAAAAGGTAAATGAGGGAACCGAAAGCCCATAGCTGCCAGAATCTTCAACAGTGGTATAAATACTTGTAGAATTTCCAGTAAAGGAAGTACCAAGAGTACCAGCATTGAAATATAGCCACCATGAGCCAATCCCTAGAGGGGCCGCAACTAATACCTATAGCTGAGGGGTGATTAACTCAACGTCATAAATGACGTAAAGCTCACCCAAAGCAGTGGTATCAGCACAGCCCGAAGTACAAACAAACAAGTTACCGAGATCATAGGTCTTTAAGTCAGTACCAGAAACAGTCGTTGAACGAATGTAATGCTGAGGCGACTTATTAAGATCAGGTTTATCGGCAACATAATCTGTTTGAGACCACACAGGACAACGAACTGCATTATGATAAGCCATAATCCCCGACTTAGTAGTAGGGGCGGCATCATTAGCATCGTAGTCAATTGCCATCAATAGTGAACCACCAACGGAAGTCGGTTTTTCGGTGCTAAATTGAAAACAAAGTTTATTAAACTTATAAGATTCATAATTAGCAGCGATAACAGATAACCAAGGAAAAGTCGTCGAGATACCAGGATTAACAGCAAATGTCGAAGAGGCAAAAGCTACTGAGCCTGATATATCAGCGATATATTCACGATGACGGATACGGACACGACCATCACCCGTAAAGGATGATTGGAGATCCGGTGTGGAGGTCTTGACGAGATTTCCAATAGCTGACGGAACAGAAATTCTCTTATTCTGTAAGCTCTTAGAAAGATTTTTAGGGGAAACACTTGGTTTCTTCATCTTACGAGGCATGATTTTGTATTGGATTCCGCAAATCAAAAGCGGGACTATTCATCTCTGCCAAACCAACTAGCATAGGCCAATCGGAAGTTCCGTGTAGTCTCTCGGCATTTTAGCCACAAAAGTGACATTTAGCACGTAATTATTTACGCCCCTATAGGGACAACGTTTTGGACTATTACTGACAGAAACCCAATGAACAGTTTTACGACTTGTTCGGGTCTTATCCATCTATCTACTCATTCTAACCAGTTCATCAAACTCGTTCAAATCCACAGGTGGATTTGGAGCACGAACAGTAACATCCTTGTAATCAAAATGAACAAGGTTGCCATATTTGCGCTCAACACAACGAGAATAATGAAAAGAAATTCGATCAGATCGACCTTTATAAGGAAAGATCGGAGCGAGTGGAGGGCAAGGTGATTTCTTCGTGATGAAACATCGGGCGTTCCAATAATCACAAATACCTTGAAGAGACATCGGATGAAGTCTATAGTCTGTTTTCACAAACTTAGGACAAAAGCTCGAACAGGAATTACCTGTCTGAACTTGACCAGTTGCCCGGAAAGCATAAGCAATCCGAGCAACCCAAGGGTCATCATCAAACAATTCTTCAAAATCACGGGGAACATACTCTCCAACAACCAGTCTAGGTTTCAGCACCGCACCAGCAAATTTCGCGAGAGGGATGGAAAATCCTTCTCTCGAAAACAGCTGTAGCTCAGGATTTGAAACAAACTGTGAAGCCATTCGTCTTTGAACTCGAGAAAGGTGTTTAAACCAATCATCGGGAGCAAAGGCTGGATTCAAACCGAAACCACCAAGGTGGCAAGGAAGATACCAGCAAGGACGAAAATACTTGCCAAAACAACGATTCTGAAATCTCGACAAACATTGAGGGATGCAACATGCAGCCCAAGGTAAATGTCGAACCATCTTATTTAGGTCGCGAGCGGCCAAAAGAGGTGTAGAATCAGATTCACCTCCCTTGAGAGAGATACCGGTGATCACTTTCTGCGAAAGATAAGTTTTACGACACATCTGAGGTAAACCATTAATGGTCCGCTCCAGAAATGTCTGAGAATTCATCATACAGAAATAAGGTGATAAATAGTGTTTTCCAACACTAATCTTAAATCCGGCATCAACACAACAGGGAAGGAAATACTTGTCATGAAAGGTCTTGGTACACTTAAAAAGCATATCATCACCATTGACAAGTACGTTCCAGCGCATAATTCTCGCCAAACGAGTGGTTCTACCCCTCTCACGAGGAGTAGAATCTTCAACCCAACGGTCAATTGCTGTCCAGTACACTGCTAAGTTAATCAAACAAAGCAATGGAAAAGACAACGGGTGACCCATTAACTGACCCTCAACTATGCGAACGGAAGAACCGTCAGGATAGTGAGCCATACCACTAAGTAGAGAGGAATAGCCGAGATAAAAATAAGGGGAATCTCTTAAACCTGAAAAGGCTTTTAGAGACGCATCCTTTCTCAATAAATCGGTAGCTGCCTCATAATCTACAGAACACCATAAGGGTAAATCCTTGGCCTTACTATGAATTCTTTGAATAGAATCCGTAAGATCATCATGCAACATAGTAGACGCGAAACTTTTCTTCCAACAATCTAGCATAAAGCCCTGTAACGGTTGTAAAGCCGTATACAGAAAACCATCTCCTTTAGAGATGATTCTAAATTTGCCAGGTTCAGGAATCGCAACCACATCAACCGAATTCAGAATGGTACAACGATTTTGTCCATCGTCCTCGTCTAATAAACGAGACTTCACAGAATCGACTGCTTTCAAATAATTCTCTACACGCCAATCAGATATCTTAGCATTCAACATACCAAGACTTCCAATGGGAGTCTTTACTGACGGGAACTGAAATTTGCCAAATAAGCCGAGCGCCCCTCCATTACGGAGAGAAACTTGTCGGCAGGCAGATCCAGACGGCATGAATTTATGATATTGTGTCCAATCTTCACAGAGAGGACGAACAGTACCAAATTTCATTGTCGAGGGTGAAAACAACATAGCACTAACCTCCATGATCTTTAAAGAAAGATCAAGGGGGCAATGAGGCTTAACCTCAGATAGACGAGCTTTATGCGAGTCAAGTGCTTTGTCTTTCTTCAAATCGGAAAGAGCAGGCCAAGCCTGCTTACATCCTTTTTGGAGAGAGTAGATGAAGGAGAGATCCCTTTTAAGGACCGCCTTCTTCACGAATGTTTTCAACCAACCCGAAAATAACGGACATGTATTCCATTCTTCTCGGACCGGAGGGTTCGAAGAGGATGAAACACACTGAAAGAGAAGAAGATCAAGCCAATATTTACAATAGGCTTGTTCTCTCGAATCGGCGGTCACAAATTGATTAAGTCGA